TATTTCAAATGTCTCATCATCAACGTATCGCTGTGCTCCAAATTTAATCGGACAGTCGCTGTACGTTTCCACATCAATACTGAGCTCCATAATTGCCTCCTTAAATTAAATCGTCATCGTCGTCTAGGTCGCCTAAATCGTCACCAAAGTCATCAGCGGATACATGTACACCACCTAGGCGTTCACCATCTTTGACTTTACGAATACCATTTAGACCAAAACCTACGCCCTTTTTACCATTGAAATTATAAGCGAATACAGAAAGTGCGACCTGAGCATATACACCGGAATAGATTTCTTCTTCGATATCGAAGTCATCCATCTTGATTTTGCCACGATTGAACACAATCGGTTGTTTATCGCTATTCGCATTAATGAAGAATTTATCAGCGTATACTTCCGGTTGGTCAGCTACTGCTTCATCCGTATCACCATCACGCAAGTTCAATTTTAGGTAAGCTGCTTTGCCTTCTACCTTAGCTAGTGCTTTTGGATCTGCTTTAAGTTCTTCAATCGCACGTTCAAATGCTTTGATAGTCTTTTTATCTGTTTTATCAATAATAATTTGAGAGCTGTATTTCGCTTTACCGTCATCGTTTTTACGAGGTTGCGCAATGTTTGCATAAGAAAGTCTTACTACGCCAGTTGTTAATTTAGCCATGTTACTGTCTCCTTAATTCTTAAATGGGTTACAGTTATGTTCGAACCCTATTACTGTGTTAAATAATTCATCTAATTCATCTTCGATATCGGACCTTTCGTCGTCTAGTCGAATCCATTCATCGTCTTCTTCCCAAGAATATTTAGTTGTATCTATTTCTTCTTGGTAGTAGCGTTCTATCGCCTCGCATTTAGCTTCTACTGCGCAGTAGCGCGTGTGTAAGCTGGTTGCATAGGCAATAGTGATTTGGTAGAGCTCGTCGAGGTAATGTCCCCGCTCATAAAGCTCTTTAGCAATTGCTTTTACTGTAACGACGCGCATGCTACACCTCGTCTGTAAATTCGTTTGCCATAGATTCTACTGTATTAATTGCTGGGCGTTTATCGCTGTCCGGTACAAGTGTAGGCTTGCCTTCAGGCTTGTCGATGTACGCTTCTAGGTATTCGGCAACGCCTTTTTTGCCAAGAACCTTTTGTAGGTTAGTGATACCTTCGAGTTCACGTGGTTTAAAGATGTCTTCTTCCTTGTAGCCGTTATCGAGTAATGTTTTAGCAGCGGCGTCTGGATCCGTGATAGTACGTCTTGACGTACCTTCCACTAATTTATAGCCAGGCCATTGCTTTTCACCTGATAAGGCTTTTTCGTAAGCAAAATCGTAAACACCTTTAATCCATTTCGTGATTAAATCTTTCATCCCCAGGATGTCAGATACTTCACGGTCAGTGAGTAATTGATTTAACTTACCGCCATCTTTATAGAAAGCAGTAAGACAAGTATCTGCTAGTGCCCGGCAGGTATGCCGAGCTTTGCAGAAGTTACAGTAATCGCAAGGCGTACATTCGCCGAGCCCATCCCAGGCACGCTGTGCGATCGGTTTGATTTCTTCGCCCCAGTCGAGTAATTCTTCAAGAGGCAATTCATCGGTAGACACGCTATCGAGTCTTGGTTGAACGATTGTCATGCGTACTGTTTTAATATCATAGAGGAATTCGTTAACGTCGTATGCGCCTAATGCGTACAAACGCATCTGCGTATTTTCGATGGCACTAACAGGAACGCCCTTACCATACTTCAGGTCAATCACTTCCAGTATGCCATCGGCTACGATTACCATATCGCCGGTACCGAAGCCTTCAGGTACCCATCTAGAAAAGTCTAGCCGTGCTTCAATCATGACTTCTGCATCAGATGAACGGGCGCGAGCCTCGTTCACCTTTTCTTCGCAGATATCTACATAACGGTTAACCGCTTCCACCATTTCAGCGGAGTGATCATGCTTAGGAAGTTTTTTACCTTCAAGTTTATGTCGTAGGATTGATTCTGCCAGGTCGTGGGCTACAGTACCCTCTGCAGCATAGGGCGATTGTTCATCTGGGAACATCGCTTCTAGCCTTGCTGAAGGAGTACATACGAGCCACCTGGCACTACTTGATGCACCGAGCAAGGCGTGCTTCTTAGCCACGACTAGCCACCCATTCCATGATTTGGATGCGTTGCTCATCGGTAGCGGATGTTACCTTTTCAGCTCCGATGCTATCAAGGAACGCTTTGAATTCTGTTTTAGCTTGCGTCTTGTCCGCAGCTTTGGCCATCACATCTTTCACTGCTTCACGAGTTTCTTCGAGGCTAGGAATGGATTGCTTTTCTTCCTTAGCTGTTTCCTCTTTCACCGGTTCCTGCTTAACAGGGGTTTCTACTTTAGTAGCAGTCTTTGCTTTTTTAGCCTTAACTTCTTCCTTAGCTTGGTCGATAGCGTCGGCTTTATCTATAGAAGAACCTACAATAGCTTTATATAGATCCTTGATTTCTTGGTTTAAATCCTTAGCTGTTTCTACTGTGATTTTTAACTCTAACATTGTTCTGTTTCCTTCCTGTTTGACTATGTGATATACTTTAGTTGGATATTTTTCTATGTGCCCTTTCGCATTGCCGTGCGTTGGGGCATTTTTTTTGTCAAAATTATTCATCGGAACCCTCCGATTGTGTGCCCAAATCCTCGCATTCATCAGGAATGCAGTATTCTTTATTTGGACATTTGTTACAGTCTCGCAATTTAATCACCACCTTTCAAGGCGCTTATGTCGAGATTTTCCTCAGTTTCTTTCTTTTGCCAAGAATAAAAGTCTAAGCCTTGTTCTTTCAGTGCATCTGCTGCCGCTCGTCCGTTTTGCGCGTTCTCGATAATTCTATATGCGTAACATTTAGCACTGGACAGCTCAGATAGCTGTTCTTCAAAAGGTTTAACAATTTCACAAATTGTTGACCACGATTTTAATGGGTCAGAATACATATACTTACTTCTAGAAATTGTTTCGCTGGCTAAACTCCTTAGAGTTGGAATTTTATTTAAAAAAGCATCACCAAACCCTATTTGCTTAATTTCTTCAGCTATAGTCCGGGCCGAATTTAATGCGTCCTCAAGGCGCTTAAAGGATTCTGTAGCATCGACTGCTTTATTTATTGCTGCGCTTTCCTTCTTATAAATTTCATCCCGTTTTTCACAATAAATGTCATAAATAAAGTCCTTTATTCTTTGTTTACTGATATACGGTTTTGCCATTTTTTGTCTCCTTTTAGTTGTAATATGGATTCCTGCAATACTTCCCGTGAGTTCTTACCTCAGGAATGTGATATATAACATCTTCCTGCTCTTCGGCATCCATATTGGCTTTATCTCTTTTAAAGCCGTATATAGATATGATTAGCCCGAGTAATACTTGTAGCAGAAACTGTTCCCACCCTATCCGGTCGAGTTCCAGGGAACCCATAGAACCGGCGATAAGGAACGTGCCTAATAGCATGTAGCTCATTATTCATCCTCCTTAATTTGCTCGACTACAATATCGTCAACAGTAACGCTAATGCGGAATCCTTCTGCGCCGTAAGCCTTCATAGCAGTTTGTAAACTGTAAACAACGTTTCTAACATTGCAGTTGATTCCTCTTAGCATTAGTGCTTGATCGAGTTTTTCTGTAAATTTTTTTATGGGATTTTTGTTTGTTAGAATTTCAGTCATAGCTATGGTCCCTTTATAACTTTGTAAATAAGCTTTTAACTCATCTACGCTTTTGTGTTTCAGCGATGCGACTAGATTGTCGGCTAAAAGAGTTGCTGTTCTATGTGCTATCTCGTTACCATATTCGTTAGAGCTTGTTTCTGTAGCAGGCTGGTAACGTTTATCGTGTTGAAAGGCGTATTCTTCTCGCCATATGGCATCTAACAAATCATCTTTGTATGTCATAAGTCTATCTCCTATTGAATATGTGCCGCTTTAAATTCGGCATCAATTAGCTTTAAATCCCAGCCTAGCGCGTGCATAAGATAAGTCTTAAAACCTTCCTTGTCTATTACAAAGGCTCTTGACCGCTTTCCCGGTGACTGCCAGGCGTAGGCAAACGGGAATTTACCTATCGCAATTCCTTCGCGGACAGCTGTTAAGCTAATCCCGAGTACCGCAGCCATCTGGGAAACGGATATTACTTTTTTTATCATTCACTATCCTCCTTTTCCGTAACGGTTAAACCGTAACCCACTATAAAAAAATAATGTCATCATACGCTACGCCGAATACTTCTTGTATTTTTTTTATTTGAGGAACATCAGGATAAGAGCGTTTGCGCTCCCAATTCCCCCAAGTATCAACAGATACACCAATTGCTTTAGATGCCTTAAGTTGAGACCAGTTTTTTGAAGCCCTTAACATCTTTAATGTATACTTCATAAGTTACCTCCTTTCTCGATACTCACATCTTGTTTACAGTCATCATTTTACTACGGTTTATCCGTAATGTCTATAAACCAAACTTAAACTATAGTAAAATTTCCGTAAAATATTGATTTTATTACGAAAATATCGTAATATATAGGTATATTAATTAATATATTTCAGATTTGAGAGGTTCTTATGAGTGATTTAGGTAACAAGGCTATTATGGCTGAGAATATTCAACGACTAATGGATAGTCGCGGAATTGATCGCAATAAAATATGCGCTGATTTAGGATTAAAGTATACTACGTTTACCGATTGGGTAAAGGGAAATACATATCCTAGAATCGATAAAATTGAACTATTGGCAAACTATTTTGGCGTTCCTAAATCTGAATTGGTAGAGAAATACACCGAAGGCTACTACACAGACCGAGAAGCCGCTGAGTTCGCCGAGTACCTACGCACACGACCCGGGGCTCGTATGCTCTTCTCTGCCGCTAAAGATATAAGTAAGGAGCAAATGGAAGAAACAGTCAGATATATTGAATTTTTAAAATCCAAGAATAAGTAATATCTACAAGGGGGAGTGATATTATTGATTATTAATTTAATTTATTGTGACTTACCGAATGCTAAAGCGGTTTCTGAAGAGTCAGATGATGTAGATACCCATAATATCTATATAAATAAAAACCTCCCTCATGATCGTATGAGGGAGGAAATAAAACATGAGCTAAGTCATATTATTCGTGATGACTTTTATGTTGATCATCATGTTAATTTAGTCGAGCGTATGGTTAGACTGTCTCAACTTGAAGATGGCGACCTTAACGGAATCGACTTTTATCATCATATTATTTAATACAGGGAGATATAAAAATGAAATTGCGTAAATTATTGCCTTTAATGGTTATGTTCAGCCTATCTGTAAGTACTTCTTTTGCCGCACAGTTTATCGATGTAACTTCGGATACGTACAACAAAATATGGAGTGTTGGCCAATCATATAAGACGGACCGAAAATTAGAAAATCCTGTCAATTACGGTGTTGAACTTCGGAGTGGCGCAGGCGGTGCGGCCGTATTAGTTACACCTGGCACAATCACAAAGTACATTGCTTACTCTAAAGACGACCGCCTTATTTTTCCAGACGAATCTTTTAAAAAAGCCATAATAAACAGTAATGATTATGTATACATAGCTACATATGCACTTCATCTTAAAAATCCATTAGCCGGTACAGTAATGCCTCAACTACCATCACAACGATTACTTATAGAAAAAGACAATCAGTATATAACCCCAGTAGCGATGGATACCAAAATCTATGATATGATGCCACATAGCTATGCGGTCGTGTATTATGCCTTCCCTAAAAATGTAGTGCTTAACGCACCATATACAATTAAGTTCATCAACGGCAACGGCGATAAAATTGAAATCCCTATTACTACAGAAAAGATAGCGGATATCATTGATAAAGAAAATAACTTAGTATTTAAGCCTAATTAAATAAAAAATTCAGTACGTGCAAAAATTGCACGTACTGAATTTAGGTTTTATACTAAAGAAGCCAGTTGTTATGTGGGTTATTCCGAATTTGTTGACGTCAACAAAT